CTTTGAGAGAAGACGTAAGAACCACAATATCGCCGCTTTTAGGTAGTTGAACCCAGCCTTGCACATTTCCCATGCACGTATTACTAATCCATTTAATTTCATCATTAGGAGAATATATTTTATATCTGCCTTTTATTTGAAATACATAACTGAGAGAACAATCAAATCTATGATAGTTAATCCAGTAGTAATCAATAGGGCAGACAGCAAATTTAAGCAAAGTTTTTTTATTTATCCCAAATTTAGACCAAAAAATTTTATCTTTGGTGCTCCATTTTCTAAACCTTACCTTTAACTTAACTGTATCTTTAATCACTGGTTGAACAGTATAGGAGGTTGCTTTCACTCCCATACTGTACATTCCAGTAGGTTTAAAAGAAGATAAATTTAGCTGAAAATCATTATCTATTAAATATAATGCTTCTATAAAAGAGCACCCATATTTAGCACATATGTAAGAAAAACAGTCAAAACTATGTTCAGGATGTCCAAAATCTTTATACCACAAGCGGCCTTTCCACTGAGCTATACTTACTGAAGGAGATTTATCTTCTCGGAGATCACTGCAAAATTTTTTCTCTGTGCTTTTGAAATTAGAACAATAATACTTAAAAATATCATAGTCAGTAATCTTTTTAAGAATCTCTGCGCTATGTAAATGTGCATTACTATCTCTATGCTTAATCATAGTAAATAAAATAAAGAGAGGTGCGCTAGATGTCTTAGTAGGGAATACCCATACCTCTCATTATTTATTAGCTCCAATCCTCATTCTCATCCAGAGAAAGCGCTGGAGCTGGATCAGGTTGAACTACATTTACTTCAGGTGTATGAGGCCCCCATTGTAGGTTACCTGCAAACTCTGCATCAAATGCACCGTAATCATCATTTAGTTTTTTAGCGAATAAATCGTCCCTTTCAGGAGAAATACGTCCAAAGAACTTAGTATATACTTTTTGATATGTCTTACCTTTATCAGTTTGACGTACACCAACAAGTACACGGACTTGATTACTTTCTAGAAGTTTTATTATAGCTTTTATCTCTGCCACATCTCCTTTAGCAATTTTAGAGACTGTATCATAGCGAACTTCTTCGCCGTTAGCTACATTAGCCCAGGCTTGAGTAAATGCAATAAGAGTATCTTCTCCTGTTAAACATTTACGAGTACCTTCTTCTTTCCACCATTTCATATTAGGATTATCAGTAGGAGTGACATCACTATATGATGATTGGCCTACATTATTAATCCATAAATTTTTCCCATTACGAGAAATCTTTTCTGCGGGGCTCATTAAGATCTCTAGACTTGTAGTAAGGTCTTCATTTTGAAGCCAGAATACAAGTTTAGTGAAGTCTTCGCCCCCAAAATTAACATCATACGTAGGTTCTGTTTTAAACATTACCCCAATTGCATGAAGTTCTTCTAAATTGGGATTAACAGCTACTATTTTGAAATTAGAAATTCCAGAATAGTATGTTATCCCTCCGCCGATTACGGTAGTAGTTGAGTCATTGCTTTTAATAGCCATATCTATATTAAATTAAAGAGTTATAATCATCAGTCTCATTTGAATCATCACTCAAGGAGTTTCCTTTGTGATCTAATCCTTCTTCTACCCTTGTTTGTTGATCAAAGGTATCTTCTACGTTTGTACTATCTGCAACACCCAACATAACTGCAGCTTCTTCTAAGCTAGGAGTTTTGAGAAGTTTTTTCATGTGAGTATCTACATTAGGAACTTCAGGCACAGGAATACTAGTTTGTGCAGGATCTACTGTAGGAGTATCATCTACAAATTGGAAAGAAAGTTTTCGTGTTTTCCTTACCTTTTTACCTTTGAGAGCGGGATGCTTGAACATTTGTGCTACTTCCCATTTCTCTAAGTTATACTTAAGTCGTATACCTTCTCTGTCAATACCATTTTCTAGATCTTCTACGATCATTGTTGTGGTAATAGTTTGCGGCGTAGTTGTCGCCTGTTGTTGTGTATTAAGCTCACCAGCTGTTTGTGCTTCTATCATCTTGATATATTTAAGCGGTTTAAAAATTAATCTATAAAAATCTTACTCCAGTCTAACACCATTTCCTTCCCTTTCAGGTGATCACAGCGAGAGCCAGCGTTTATATTATCTGAAGAGTTAAAGGAAATACAAGTATTTTCTCCATCTCTGTATACGTATCCAATAGCATCTGAATTTGAGCAGGTTATCTCAGTTATCTTGCCTGTTAAAGCAAGGTCTTTTGCAGACACTTCTTTACCTTTCTTATTCACCATTTTATCTTTAAGGTGTCCAACAAGTATAATATGATCTGCTAATTTATTGAGGTTAGCAATCCATTTCATAAATGCTTTGCGCAGGTAATAATACCCGCCGCCCATAGGTAATGATAAAATAGACATACCAGGGTTCTTAGTTTCAAAGTCTTTTCCCATAGGGGTTAACATGTAAAGTTTCTTAGCATCTTCTTCACACCATTCCTCAAGTTTTGAGATAGTATCGATAGCCACATACTTATAAGGTTTCCCCTCTTTTATAATAGCTTTACCTACTTGCGTTAGCTCATCTAGATTATTAACTTTAACTTTAAGTGCATCTAACATGTCAGAGCCTTCTTCAAGGTCAATGATTAAACAATTATCTAATCCAGATAAAGCAGTGGTCTTACCTATCTTAGGTGGACCATAGATTATCATATTTTTAGGCGATTTACGGCTCGCCTTAACCTTTTCTTTTGGTAACTCCATATTATATTATTTACGTTCTGTTATTGTAAATGTGCTCATGTCAGCTTCGTATGCAATCATACCTAATAAGCCGTCTCTATTCTTTTCAACATGTACTGCAAGCAACCCAACAGGATCTTCATCGCAGTATTTTTCTGTAATACTATACAAATCGTTAGGACGATTAAGTATCATTACAACATGTGCATCCTGACCTATAGAATCACCCCCAAACAAATCTGTCAATAAAGGTTGATATTGGTTGCGGGCTCTATGTTCTTGTTCTATATTACGATTTAGTTGGCTTAATAAAATATTTACCACATTAAATTTAGACTGTAAAAACATACATCCTTTAGATATTGTATTAAGCTTTTTAAGTTCTGAATCTTCATTTCCACGTATGAGTCTTGAGTGGTCATATACATTCATAATAATACTATCAGGATTATTCTCTACTATCTTTTCATTAGAATCAATAATATATTCCATTGTTCTAGGAATATTATTAAAGTAAATAGGATAGTGCTCATAATTTCTAACCTTCATTGCATAATGATTAAAGTCCGCATCAGAGAGTGTCATATCTACAGATAAAAGCTCAGCTAGCTGTTTACTTACATCTTTAGATGCAGATCTCATTACTTGTTGATACCCAGGCATTTCAAATGTCCAATACAATACAATAATATCTTTATGTGCATTAGTATCTAGGACATCAAATACAAGCTGATTACTAAAGGCTGATTTACCTACACCAGGTCGTCCTGCTATAACGTACATCTTACCTTGTTGTAGTCCTCCAAGTAGATTTCTATTTAAACGTTTCCAAGATGTAGGCAATACTTGCCGTCGTCCAGCTTTTGCTTCTCTAACTATAGCTATTGACTGTCTTACTGATGTATCTATTTTTTGGAACCCTAGTCCTTTAAAAACTTTAGAGCTTTCTGGTAATTCTTCTTTCTGTTTCTGGTCCATCTATATCGGTATATTTTTCCCAAGTATGGTTATTAATCCATACTTCAAGACTTTGTAAAAATCCTAAATTCTCTCTCTCTACCTTAAGTTGATTTTTAAGAAGCATTATAATTCTTTTATGAATATGAGGCTTATTAAGTACTACTTTACGGTATCTATTCTTAGCCTTACGGTTTGCAGCTGAATTAGCATCTGCAGCACGTAAGATTCGCATACCTCTATCCGAGTTAACTTTTCTAGGGTATTCAGACACAAGCTCAGAAAACATTTGGTCAAAATCGCTAGAGAAAAGATCTATAAATTCTTGTCGAACTATATGATCTTCTACACTAGCGCCTTGTTTTACGAATCCTTTTTCTTGGAGCTTGTCCCAATCAGGGTGTAGCTCTAGCTTTTCTAAGGTTTTAAACCCTTTTTTATATATAGCATATAGGGTTAGATAGTCATCTGCAGTTAATTCATTATCAATAAGAAGTTGAATATCTATCGTAATTTCCATGTTATCTAAACTTGAATAATTTAAAAGTCCTTATTCTAGTAAACTCTAAATATTCATCGTCGTCAATAGCTGAGTTTACAGTTTTTAAGATGATATAAAGGGTATCTTTAGAAGCTGTAAACTTCACAAAAGGGTTCGTAAAAAGTAAATAGGAAAGGAGTATAAAGATACTAAATATTTGCATGTTAATAGTATAAAAGTTAATAATTATTTTTTCCACGTAATGTTACGTAGGCCTTTAACGGCTTCTTTAAGCCATTTTTCTTCTTGGCTATCTTTAACGTAGAGAATATAGACTTTGCCTGTTTTTCCCTCTTTAAATCGTAAAAGTCTTCCAAGTCTTTGAATCATAGAAAGAGACTTACTTGTAAGCCCACATATAACCCCAACACTTGCATTAGGTACGTTAAATCCTTGATTCAAGGCTTTAGTAGAACAAAGTACATCTGCTTCGCCGTCGTTAAACCGTTGTAATGCACTCTTTTTCTGTTTCGTTGTCTTAGCACTATGATAAGCTACAGCTCTATCATCTATAGACGCACATAGTTCATCAGTAAATGCATTGCTACCACCAAATACAAGTATCTGAGTATCAAGATGATCTATTACTATTTTTTGCAGGCCTGTAATTTTAGCAGATGCATGATCTACTATTTTCTTTCTACCTCTAATAGCATTAAAAAATTGGCTAGCGGCCATTTTATCTTGTGATGTGGCATTAGAATCAGCTAATATGGCTTTAGCAGTATTAAATGAGTCAAATTGTCCAAGTATATATTTCCAATGGACGAATTTATTATTCATTTTTTTATATTCTGCTTGTTCTGTATCAGACAAACTCACAGGCATACATATGATATTATAAGGTGCAACAAGCTTTAAATCAACACACTCATCTAAACTTAGAGAGTATATTGTAGGAGCAAGTGTACTAAGAATGGTACAATACTCAGGCTCTTCAGGCAAGGTAGCTGTCATACATAGTATCTTCTCATAAGTATTATTAATAAAAAACTTCCTGTGTTCAGGGCTTAGTCCCAGATGTATTTCATCGCATATAACAATAGAATATTGTTGATTGCGTAATTTATATGCAGATTGATAGCATATAACTTCTATATTATCTAATAGTTTTTCATGTCCCCACTTTTTAAATTCTTCTTTGAATTGTTCTTGTAGTTGGACAGTAGGTACTAAAACAATAGCTTTATTGTCACAATCAGGCTTATTAAGAGTATGAGCAACAGCAAGTACACCTATTCTAGATTTACCAAATCCTGTTCCACAAATAACACTACCTTTATAGTCTGAACTTCTCCAAGCGTTGAGAGCTTTTTTCTGATGTTCATCTTTTACTGTATGTAATGCTATAGACATTTCCATAGATTTACTGTACGATTAGTATCTTCATCATAATGATCTCCTGCATGTACTACAAGACCTTTGTTTCGAAGCTCTGTCATTCTTCCAGTTACTCTATTAATGTCCCAACCTAATTTTTGTGCTATCATACGATTGGTTCCATAGCCTAGGTCATATTCTAAACATCTAAGAACTTGTTCTTGTCTAATGGATATAATACCATCCTCTTGCATCTTACGATAAGAAATTACTGATTTGTTATGTATTGGCATGTTTTCTATTTACTTATTTAATGTGAAAAAGGGAGCCACCGTTGTAGCTCCCTTCTGTCCGAAATCATATTCAAACACCATATGTTTAAATAAAATTAATGACGTATAGATTATCTATACATCGCATTTAACGATCGTCTGCAGGGTTATATCTGCCCCCACCTTCACGTTCGTATTCTTCTAACTGCTTTTTTAGATTACTTATAAAATTTGTGTAATCTGATCCTGTTTTCATTATTTTCAAGTTAATGATACTAACATTATCTGATTCAGGAGGCTCATCATACGAACCTTTAAAACCAGGTTCATAATCATATTCTACTAAAATATCAAAATTTCCATGTTCACTTTCCATTTCTACTGTAAGTCTATTCATAATTCCTCTGATATTTCATCAAGTTTATCACACTGTCCTTTTAATGCATGTAATAGAACTTTAGTTTTACCTTGAAGATCATGAAACTGTGTTCTTAAAGATTCTTGATCATCAATACACGCTTGAATTGAATATATGCCTGCTACAGCTGAATACATTCGTCTGTATTCACACTCAAGCATGTGAATTTTATGCATTTTTTCATAATGTACTACTGAAGTGTGATCTATATTAACTTCTTTAGCTATTTGATACCCTGACATATGTATTAAGTTTTTAAAAACATTAACAAGAATCTTTCTGGCATCTACTACATACCTTTTTCTATTTTTAGAAAGTAACATATCTTCTGATACTCCAGTAACATCTTCTACTGCTTGAAATACTAACTTTGCTTTACTTTTTAGGTATGGATTTAATTCTCTATCTGATTGTCCCATTGTTATACGCTTCGATAAAATTTACTATTGTTTCATAGATAGTCTTTCTATCTACAGTTTGTAATGCAGCTGATATAAATACACAATGTGCATTTAACAGAGCATCTTTATATTTATGCTTGTAGCATTCTTTTACTACAGGCATTAACCAATCCCATGACTTATGGTATGGTGGTAGTTCTACTGCGGGTGTAGCATCTTCATACACATACCCCATAAATTCTGATATTAAGATATTACTCTTCATCATCTTCAGTTATAAACTCACAATGTTCTAAGCAATCAGGGCATATACCCATTTCAGTATCGCATGTTTCTGCACCACAGCAATCGCTGTATGGTATTTGATCTTTCATGTTTTCTTAATATTTATTATATCCTGTAAACCATTCTTCATTTATTTGATATTTCTTACCTGAAGACAACTCTTCAATAGTCCACATACCAGAAGGATGCTTATTAATTAACTCAACTGTTTCTGCCCCAAGTTCATGTGGAGCATCCACT